TAACCGCCTACCCCTGTGCTGGGGTGGTCGGTGCATTAGGTCCTTGGGCCGTATGGTGGTGACGTTGTAGGCCAATGCCTGCGGCGGTGATGTCCCCGTGTGCGTGAATGGTGCCCTCTACGGTGAGGTTGCCGGTGAGGTGGAGGCTAGGCGTGTCCAAGGTGAGGCGGTCGCTAGCGGTGAGGGTGGCGCTGGCGCAGATCAGGGTGACGGTGCCGGATGCGGCGGAGGCATCCACGGTCAGGGCATGGGCTTGGCGGTCGTAGGTGATGCGTGTTCCGTCGCCAAACAGCAGGCAGGGCTGGTGGGCGGTGCTGCTGGGTGCGGGGAAGGTCTCTTGGTAGAGGCTGCCAGGCAAGACGATGCCCAGTGCTGAATCCCCATTGGGGCACAGTGCAATGACTTGTTCGCCCAGGTGCGGCAGCCACCAAGAGCGGTCGGCTCCGGCACGTGAGGCCATCACCGGCAGCCAGCCGGTGAGCAGTTCTCCGGCTTCAATCCGCACGCAGGCGGTGGCAGGGTCCAGCGCGGCGACGGTCCCTTGAAGGATCAGGTGCGCTAATTGGCGGGTGTGTTCGTTGAGTGTCTGTCTCACGGGGCGATCTGGTTGTAGTTGTCTTGGAAGGAGGGGCCGGTCTGCGGTGTGAAGGACAGCCATAGGTGGGTGGGCAGGGTGCCTGCATGGGTCCAGGCGCTGTTACCAAGAAAGACGGGCTGCTGCCATTCCACGGTCCAGACGACGTATCGATCTAATTCGGCGTTGAATTCGTCTGGGTAGATGGCAATCACGCGGCACGGATCGGTCGGTACGCCACGCCAGCGGCGCTGGTACAGCCAGGTGCCGAGGGCGGCGGCGGCCAGACGTGCTTGTAGGTGGGTGGTGGGGCCGCGGTGCCCTAGGACAAGCCGTGCCTGAAAACGCAGGAGGGCGGGGAATTGTCCGGTGCCTGCATCGTTTTCTGGGGCGGGTTCGATCTCGCTCAGTGTCAGTAAACAGGCGGGCATGGGCAATTGGTGGTCTTCATCGTCCTGGTAAAAGGTCACGGTGGCCAGGTCTGGGAATTGCGCTGCAATTTGGTCGCGGATGGCGGTATGCAGGGCGTCTAGGCTTATGTCGGTGTTTGTGTCCGCCATTGCAGTTCGTGCTCAAACAGGGTGTAAAAGCGTGCTTCAAAGGAGGCTGTGTCAAGAAGGCCGTTTTCAATATAGGTGATGGAGGGGGCGTAAATGTCCGCTGTTTGAACGGCCACGGGGTAGCGGGCGCGGCCCAGGCGTTTGAGTACCTGCCGTTTGCCGCGCACTGTGGCAATGAATGCGCCTTTGATCTGACGCCCGCCAAGGGCGCTGACGCCGCTAGCGGTGGCTTTGGGGTTCAGCCATAGCAAGGGGACGGGGTTCAGGCCGTACCACACTTTCATCTGGTCGCGTTGTCGATAGGTGCGCAGGCGGCGGCGTACGATTTTTTGTTGGAGTTGCAATGCATCGCTCAGTCCACGCACGGAGCGGGTACGCAGCCAGGCCGCCATTTTGATGCTGGCCGAACGTAGGGCCTGCTCCATCTGGGTTTCCGTGGCGTTGAGTGCCTGGGCGATGGCGGTGAGGCTATGGGTGTGGATGTGGACGCCAATCATGGGGGCACCATCGGGGCCAGCCGCACGAGGGCCATGCCGGTTCCATCCGGTTGTGGGTCGTGGGTGAGGCGGTAGTGGCGATCTTCAATGCGGGCGTCGTCATGTTTTTTGAAGCCCATAACATCGGTCTCTTTGCAGGTAAAGGAGGGGTCTGGGGCGTTCATTCTGTAGTCGCCGATGTCCGCATCAATGTAGGTCGCGTCAAAAACAATGGTGCATTCATGGACGCGCCCCGTTTTCTCCGAGTGCAATTGGGCTGTCACGGCAAAATCATCGGTCTCTAGGAAGGCGTCTAGATCGTCCCAGCAGGGGTGACTCATCAACGGCGACCGCCGCGTTGGGATGGCTTCTCATTGGTTTCTGTACGGGTCAACGTGTTGGGCGTGGGCGTTTCGCCGCTGGGTGGGTCGATGATCACTCCCACGGGGCCATCGGCATCACCGGCGAGCTCAGCACGGCCACGGCGCATTAAATCGTGCGCCAGCGCCGTAGGGACCTGGACGATCGTGCCAGGGCGGTAAATCAGGCCTTGGATCACCACCGCAGCGCTGATTTTGAGGGTGTTTGTCGTCGTCGGCATGGTGTGTTCCTCAAGGGTCAGGCGGCTGCGCCGTAGCAGAAGCTTTCGGTACGACGGATGTTAAAGTCGACGTCTTGGAACACGACAATCCGGGTGCCGCCGCTGGTGCTGAGGCTGTAGGGGTCAACGGTGATATCTAAGCCTCCCCACATGGCAATGATGAGATCGGCCCAGTTTCCAAAGAAGACATCACCGGCCTTAATCTGGTTGGACACGCTGGCTGGGTAGCCGTTGACGGTGTTGCCGGATTCCCAAATCGTGCCGCTGGCGGCGGTCTGGGGAAACTTCAAGGCCGTTTTGGCATAGCCACGTATCCCTGCATTGAAGGCGTAGGACATGGCGTTCACATCTGCGTTGTTCAGTGCAATTTGCGTTTCCATCTGGACAAGTTCAGCAAATGTGGGTTGCCCTTTTTGTGCAAAGGACACGGCGTTAATGCCGCTGTGATGTTTAACGCCTGTGGGTTGCATATCCGAGCCGCTGCCGTAGATGGCGGCACGGTCCACTTCCAGGGCCATGACGTTCAGGAGGTCGCTGCGGACGATTTGCTCGGCATCCGGGGTGGATTGCAAGAGCAGACGCCGGGTGATGTCGGTATAGGCGGCCAGGGATTTGGGGGTGAAGTGGATTTGGTCCAGGGCCGGTTTGCTTTTTTCCGGTGAGTCGCCTTCCCCCACCCAGTAGGCTTGGGTGGTGCCTTTCTGCCTAGGAATATCGACGTTGCCCACCAGGCCGCCCATCACGGTAGCGCGCTGCATGACCCAGGTTTTATTACGCAGGATTTCGATAAAGGAGGAGGCGTGCAGTTCGGTGGCAATGATGTTGCCGCCGGGGCCGTCCGTCGGGGTGGTGGTGGAGAAGGCGCGGTTCAGGACGTCCGAGGGGATCAGCAGGCCGCGCGCCTGTTTGCCGTAGGTTTTTTCTGCGGCGGCGGAGCAGGCAATCTCGAAGGCCGCGGCGTTGCGGTCGGTCTGGCTGGCATTAGGCAATAACGCGCGAACCGCGCGGACGATGCTGTAGTGCCGTATTTCTTGTGTGGACAGGCCGATGCCGGTGTCAGTGTCGGTCTGTGGTTCGGATTGGGGCATGGATGCTTTGTCCGTCAGTTTTGTCAGTAAGGCGCGCTGGAATGCTTCCGGTGAGTGGCCTTGGGTAATGTAGTCATGCGCTAGTTCCAGGTGCCCGTAGGTCTTGCCAAGGTCAGCAATGTGTCTGACACGGGTCCGCTCGGCATCGACACCGTTGAGGGGGCCGGTATCGTTGGATGTCGGCTGGGGCGTGCTGGTGGTGTCGGCATGGGTGGGGGGTGATGGTTCCGTCATGGTTTGATCCTCAGGGGTGCATGGAGTGTGTGGTGCGGCGGCTGGGGTGTCCTGTGGCGGATTTTCCAAGGCGCGCCCGATGCCGACGGAGGGGTCGGCAGGGATGCTGACAATGGAGATTTCAATGGGTTCCCAGTCCGTGGCGCGGTATAGGGGGCCTGTGTCGCGTTGGCCGATCACTTCGACTTGATGCACCAAATAGCCCACTGAGACGTGTTTACGGATGCCGTCCAGGACATCTCGTAAGATTTCTTCAGCACGTGGACTGCGCCCGAAGCGCACGATGGCGCGTCCGCGTTGGTCGCTGTCAATAGAGGCCGATTCGACAACGCCAATCTGATCGCGCGGGTTGTGGTCCAGGAGTAAGGCGGCACCGTTGTCAAGACGGTGCAGGCGCACTTCGCCGGGGCGGTGGCCGAGAATCTCCACGCCGGACCATGTCTTTACTTCTGCTGATTCGCTGCTAAATGCAAGTTCAAGGGTTCGGGCGGGTGCGTCTATCGACAGGACGTCGGCATGGCGGTACTGGGTGCCGCCTTTGCGAAGGTCCCGTACTACTTCAGTCGCTGTGTTCATGGGGGGTGGATTCCTTCTCGGTCGGTGTGGCGTTGGCGGCAGTGAGGTCTGCGCCATACAGCAGGTACTTGAGGTAGTCGTTGGGGATGCCGGAGGCTTGCATTTCTTTCAGGTCTTGGGCGATTTCGCGAAAGACGTCCTGGGGGTCGCGGCCTTGTTCCAGGATGACTTGGCTGGTGGAGGTCAGGCCGCCACGGATGCAGGTCAGTGCGCTTTCAACGTCGGCGCGGGGGTCAACCCAGGCCCAGCGGCGGCCTTGCCAGGAAACGCGGCGGTATCGGTCGTAGTGCTCGGCAGGCAGCGGTTTGCCGTGCACGCGAATCTGTCCGCTCAGCAATGCCACTTTCAAGGCCGCTTCAAAAACAGGGGTGTGGAGGGATTCGATAAAAAATTGCTGGTCTTCTTTCCAGCGTTCGCGTTCATCCAATGTGCCTTGGCGGATGCTGGAGTAGTTGACATCCGCCAGATCGCCGGAGAGGGCGTGGTAGGAGACATCCATGCCCGCGGCCAAGCTTTGTTTGGCGGCTTTGGTGAATAAGCCAAATTCCCCTGAGGGGTATTGGGGGTTCCAGTCTTGAAATGCTGCGCCGTGGGGGAGTTCGTGGATGGCTAAGGGTCCGGCGTTCATCTGGATGGTTTGAGCAACGTTTTCCTGTTCGTCGGCGCGCGGTCCATAGCCCTCAGGGTAGTGGACAAAGCCCATTTTGCTGGCGGCGGCGCGTGCATTTTGTACGGCGGCTTCTTCAAAGCCTTGTAAATGGTGCAGACGCAGTAGGGAGGTGGCGGCCCAAGGCAGGCCGCGGCGTTGCCCCACCATCACGGGTTTGAAAATGTGGATGACTTCCTCAGCGGGCACGCGGACGTAGCCTCGTCCATTGATGCTGTAGTAGTAGGCGTCACGTTCGTCAATGGAGCTGAAGTGATAGGCCAGTGGTTTTCCGAATCGGTTAAATTCGATGCCTTGCCGGACAAATCCGCCGGTCTGGTCTGTTTTCAGCATTTGGTAGCGCACCGGCAGGCGCAAGGGGTCAATCAGTTGTAAGCAAAAGCCATGCGGTCCGGCGTGTGTGCCATAAATTTTTCGGGCAATACACTCTCCATCACGGGCGCAGGTCTCGACGCAGAGAGTCTGGATTTCACGCCATGATAATTTTCCGGTGACGTCACAATGGCCTTTGCGGCCCCAGTCTTGCCACCAGGTTTCAATGGCGTCGTTGATGGCGGTGTCCAGGGCACCGCTGCGCGATTTTCTGCTTTGGGCCTGCATGACGATGCCGCGAGGACCCACAATGTTACGGCGGCATAGGTCAATGTACCGTTTGACATGGTCGTTGTTGGACCATTGTTCGCGCATGCGCGCGACCAGGATGGGAAGACGTTGGGTGATGTATTCGTCCGGGGAGACGGGGATGCTGCTCCACAGGTCATTGGCATCCACTTGTCCGGCTTTGAACATGCCGCCTAGGGGCAGCAGGCGCTGATACCAGCGCCGCGGGGGGTGGTTTGGCTGGGGTGTTGCCGTGTCTGGGGTGGGATGATCTGGATGGGCTGTGCGCTGTGCCCACCATGTCCAGAGGTTCATCCTGCAAACCTCACAGGGACGATGTTCCCCCAGCGGCGGGGGGTGTCGGTGGGTGTTTCGCGCTGTACGGCAACGGCGTAAAAGGTGCGTAGTTTCAGTAATTCGGCGATGGGGGTGCGCCACAGTTCGCGGTTGTTGATGCGGTAGCGCTGTTGGTCCTGGGTGGCGCGTTTTTGCAGGACGGCGTTGATGGCATCTAAGGCGCGTTGGTTGTCGCTGCGTCCGTCATAGCCTTGGGGCAGCGATGCGAAGTCCGGTTCCACACGGAATGTGCCACGTTTTAGTTCGATGGTGTGGGGGCTGTGTGCTGCACGCAGTTGGTAGAGGTAATCGCCGGGTGTCCACTGTGCAGTGTCCGCAGCGGGGATGTCGAAGCGGTGGGTGGTGTTTTCACCCTGGGCGATGAGGTCCAGTGATGCCGGACCACGCAGCAGGCAATGGAGTGTCCAGTCGGGCCAGGGGTAGTCTTTGAGTGTAAAGGCGATCTGTAATGAGCATCCCGCATTGATCTTGGCAGGGAATGTGGGGCAGGTGTGCCGGAATGTCATGGGTCACCAGTCGTTAGCCCATGTTCTCCGGCTTTTTAAGGGGTACCGGGGGCGTTGGGGGCGGAATTGGGGGGTATGGTGTTGCACTTCTGGGGTGGGGTCCTGTGGCGGTTTTTCCTCGGGCAATAAGGCGGCGGCGTCCTTAATACGCTTGGCCTCATGGGGTAGATGCGGGTTGATGATTTTGAGGGCGGCGTAGGCGTAGACGCGGCAATCCAATGCTTCGTTGGGGGTTTTGTCGGGTTTGGTCCATTGGCGTATGGGCTGGCCTTTGAGGTAGCGGGTACGCAATTTCTCAGCGGTCAGTTGGGCAAACCAGTCAGGGGAACGGTCTGCGGGGAAATGGGAGTAGCCTGGACCAGGCTGGGTGATGGCAAGGCGGCGCATCACAATTAATTTTGCTTCGTCCACGCCAACGGTAAAGAGGTTGATTCTGGGTGCGTTGCGTCCGGAATGTTTGCGTTGCGCTTTATCTACGATGGGACGGCCCCAGCCGCCAACGCCTTTAATGCCAAAGAGGCGTCTGCCTGTCCTGGTACGCAGGTATTGGTAAGCGGCTTGGGTGTAGCCGGAGGTGCCTCCGGTATCTAAGCAGGCAGCCTGGATGGATAGACGTAGGCCGCTTTCATGCTGCCAGGTGGTAGAGAGGTAGCGGTCCAGTGCGTCCCATACGTCGCCTAAGAGGGGGTCGCCGTAGAGAACGGCGGTATGGATGGACCAGGATTCTTCGTCAATGCCCCATGCGACAATTTCCACTTCAAGGCGGTCGGTTTGCATGTCGATGCCCGCCGTGAGAAAGACACCGCCCATAGGCACATCGGCAAGGTAGGTTTCAAGGCGGCGCAGTAGGTCGTCAATGTCGGCCTGTTCGGCGGTCTCGCTCCATACGCGGGCCAGGCTGACGTTGGTGAATGTTTGCAGGTCCTGGTGTTTGAGTTTGTCCAGGTAGTCTTGAACGATGGCGCTTTGGCGGCGGAAGGTGGAGTAGAGTTCGTTCAGTTCGTAGGAGGCATGGCCGTTAAAGGGTTTGCTGGCCTGCCAACGGGCTTGGCGAACGGCTGCAATGCGTTGGCCGTCATCCCAGCATACGCCGCACCCTTGGCAGACGTAGCGTGCAGTGTGCGGTTGATGGGCGTCGATAGTGGCCAAATCGGCGTCGGGGTCGCTTTGGCGTCCAACCCAGCTGACGTGTTCCCATTCTAGGGTTTGTTCGCATCCGCAGGCGGGGCAGCGTACATAAAATCGCCTCTGGTCTCCGGCCCGGTAGGCCTCATCAATATAGCTGGCACCTTCAATGGTGGGTGTGCTGATCTCCAGAAGAAACCGTTCATCCCCAAAGGTCGCGGCGCGCTGCCACAACAGGCTCACCGGGTGGCCTTCGTCCGTGCGTTCGTAGCCGTCGATTTCGTCGCACACAATCAGTGGGGCTGAGCGCCCGCGCATGGTCTTTGGGGAGCCGGACCAGGCGAACATCAGGAATCCTCCAGGGTAGGATTTCATCCGCTGGTTGTTGACGCCATCGCGACCACGTGGTTTTGCAATGAGGCGTTGCAATCCTTGATTGGCTGCAATCAGCGGGGAGAATTTGGTTTCTAGCCAGGCTTGTAAATCGCCTTGGGAGGGTTGCAGCATCATTTGGCTGCGGGGAGCCATTTCGATGCAGTAGCCTTGTACGCATAAGGCCAGCATGGTTTTACCGACTTGTGCGCCCCATTTCAGGGTGACGCGGTAGCAGTCCGGGTCCACCAGCATATCCATGGGTTCGCGTTGGTAGGGGGCGTTGTCGAGGCGCAAGGGGCCAGGAATGGCGTTGCCTTCAGGAATGCGGATGCGTGTCTGTGCCCATTCGGAAGGCTTCATTGCAGGGGGCGGTCGCAGCATCTGTAAGGCGTTGCTGATCATCTGATCGACGCCTTCTTGGTTTTCTAGGGCGGTTACACCCAAGGTTTCAGACATCGCCTGTTTCCTCGTCCTCGTCTTCGTCGGCGTCCGTGTCTTCTTGGGTCAGGTCCAAGGACGCGAGATTTTCTAAGGTCTGATCAATTTCTTGTAGCAGCACGCGTTTATATCGGCGCTCGTCGGTTTCACCCAGTAGGAGGGCGACGGTCCGCCCTGGAATAGTGCGTAGGTTGGCACGCACTTCTGCAAAGACGCGGGCCAATGTCTTCTCCACCTGCTCCAAAGGAGCAACCTGCTTTTTTGCATCGGCCAAGTGCAACTCTTCGCGTTGCGCTTCAGCGGCGATCTTACGGCGCTTCCATTCTTCAATATCGGCCACCGCTTCACCCGCCGCTTCTTCTGCGGCTTTGTCACGTAACCAGCGGGCAACTACAGCCGTGTCAAACGCCCATTCCCGCCCACGCCCACCGCGTTTCACGACCGGGCAGCCGTTACGTGCCCATTGATCGATCGTCGGCAACGCTACACCGAATATCTCCGAAAGGCCTGCACGATTAACCAGTTTTCCTTGTTGCTTCTGTAAAACCATCGGTCGATATAAACAACAAGTGAGAATCAAAATGCCACGCACAATGGAAGCTTCGCGGAGTTTCGACCCCGCAGGCCTCCCCCATCAGGAAGGACCCGTTAAAATCTGTCAAATTGCAGCTAAATTCGCTCATTTGACGCTTCTACATCCGCCAGATGCCATTGCGCCATGGTCACGACGGGGTATCGCTGTCTTCCATTCCGCAGCCATCTGAGAACCACGGCTGCCCCCTCCGTGCCGCCTGTACCCATGCCGCAACACAGCGTACTTGTGCCGCACACTGTTCATAGGCAAAACGCCATCCCAATGTCTGGTTCAACACATCGCGGACGGTCTCTACACGCGGCAACTCCGGCGCCTCACACGGCTGCAACAACACCTGCGGCGGGATGATCACCTCAACGCGGCTTTGCGTGAGGGTGACTGGCTTGACAGGAACCGCCGTCGAGCAAGCACCCAAGCACATCAGGCACATCCATATCCAAAAAAACTTTCGCCTCATCGCTGTGTTGCTCCAAATGTGTGATGCGCTGCCGCAATGCCCGGTCGCGCAACGTGATCCGATTCAGATCAGACTGCAAACCCGACATCGCGCGGCTGTCAATCTCCCGTAAAGTGCGTAACCGTCCAATTGCAGCGTCTTGCTCCATGTTGATCGCGACCTGCGCATCCAACGTGCTTTCCACCGCCGCTAACTGGCCTTCCAGCTGCGCCGCCCGCTGCGCTAATTGACTGCGCTCGGACCACGCCAGCACCGCATGCGCGACCAACGCCACCAACGCACCAATCATCATGTACTCAATCAACAGCCGCACACTGGGCAAACGTGTTGCGACGCGACGCAGTGTATTAACGATCATCCGAACTCCTTCTCCCACCCCCCACTTTGGGGACTATGAAGCTTTGAATTAGGTCTAAACTGGCAGAGGCTCCAAGCCAACCAAACACCCCCACAGTGACGGCTGTCAGTTGCTGGCTTAACTCCAGAGACTCACACACCCACATCGCAAACAGCCCCACCAGCCCCGCCGCACTGGCTTCGATCAGCACACGCGCCCAGGTTGGTTTCTCACCGTTGTCTAGAGAACGCATCAGGTAGCCAAGTATCCCTGCCACCATCGCAAGGCACGTGTAAAACGCTTCTTTCCACCAGGACATCATGCTCGAGGGATCAATCACGGCGACCCTTTAAAGCAGCACGCCGTTGCTTCTCTTCAGCACGCCAGTCACTGCCTTCAAACAATGCACGTTCGGCGGCACGTCTGATGATTAAACCAGACTGCACACGACCGCCCGCCCATTTCCACACATGAAATTGCTCCAACGCGCCAGCCACATCACCGGCGTTGAGTTTGCGTAACAGCGTCGAACGATGAAACGCCCCCGCACCAATGTTGAAGCTCAGCGATACCAACGCATCAAACTGCTGTTGCTTCAGTGGCACACGCACATCACGCCGCACCGCCGGTTCAAACTCTTTGGCTAAGCGTGCACGTAACATCGCATCCGCTTCCTGCTCATTGGCAAGACACATATCAGGCGTCACATGCTTGCCCGTCTCGCCGTAGCCAATCGTCAACACTCCACCAGGACAGGTGTACGGGTTCAACTTGCAACCCTCAAAAAATTTGATCAGTGCAATGCCTTCTTCACCAATGGTCTGCATGACACGTCCCGGAGACATTCATTGCCGCTCATCCTGCGCGTCTCCTCGGCGCACGTCCTGTGACAGGTTTTCCGTGACGGGTGCCAGGGACTACCCCCAGCGAAATTCCTGACGTGCCTGACACTGATCCCAAATATCGCGGCAATGACATCCAAGGGCACACCACTACGCAAAAGCCCCACAACAGCACAATCCCGCGCATGGCGGGCAATGCAATTGCAATTGGCGGGCTGCAAAATCTCCCCACCGAAAACATCCACCAGCTTTTGTGCATCCCCCCATCCCAGAATGGATACCAATCGGTGATGGGGTGACAAAACCTTAGGGACATACAAAATCACCTTGCCGCTGCGGCGGCCTTTGGGATACGTACGCGGCAACTGACCAATCAGGGTTAACGCTTGCTCCCGTCCGATGACATCCGCCAACTCCTGCACACTGGCAGGCAACCTGGTAGCGACGGCGGGCCTCACCCCAACCCCTACCGCATCCCCACATCTCGCAACGGAGGGCTTCCCACCCAAAGGCAAACGCGCCAGCAAGCGAGGCGGATTGGAGCGTTGCAGAAAGCATGTTGTTTGCATTGGTCACTCACCCATCACAAAAAAACATGGGGACTAGTATAACCCATTGATTGTAAAGAAGATTATTGGGTGATGCGGTGGCGCTTGCTTCCGTCGGAGGGGCAGTGGCTGGATGTACGGTGCGGGCGGGGCAATGCGGTCCTGCTCCGTCTGATGGTCCTTCGAGCCGCGTCCGAACAGCATCGGGCGCGTTCATCTGCGCAGCAGCGCCCCCGCCCGATGCGGGTTGGCACGAAGAAGCAGCGCCACCCGCTCAGCCAACTCCGGCTCAGTCCCCCGGTACTTCCTGACCAGTCGCGCAGCGAAGAGATACACATCCTCCGTCTGCTCGGCGAGCGCCAGCCGAACAAGCTGGGCTAAATCAGCATTTACTCCAGTCAATTCGCCCATAAAATTCTCAAGTTGTTGATTTAAAAGCTATTTTCGCTAAACGAAAACGGACTATCAACATAGGCGCACGCGGAGTTGCCGTTTTCGAGGACTAGATGGGAGCGGGGGTCAGCTTGTTAAGCGAGACGGAGGCGCTTTCTTCCGTCGGTGTGGCAATGGCTGGATGTACGGGCGCGGGGTGTGAGTGATACCTATGCGTACTTCATTATGATCAATTCCCTATTTCTCTCTATATATGCTGTATATTTTTTATACAGTGAGTTGGGACGGATAATAGAAAAAACATGAAAAGAGGTATCAGAGGTATCACCTCCCGAACGTTCTCTCTATATATGCTGTATATTTTTTATACAGTGAGTTGGGACGGATAATAGAAAAAACATGAAAAGAGGTATCAGAGGTATCACCTCCCGAACCAGACACACGCACCCTGCGCCTAGGCGAAAAAGACAAACCCGCATAATCTGCGGGTTCGCCATACTTAAAACGGATCAGGTTCGATGCTATGTGTCAGCGCCCGTCAACGCGATACCTTGGATCGATAAAACTCTACGGCGTTTCCCTACTTCAACCGTTTCCAGCACGTCTCTCTTCCCGAATTTCGGCACACACCGTTTCAATTCGTCAAGGAAACGGGTTTTGGACAACGCGTAAACACCGCTGTCTTTGCACCATTGCGTATAGGCGGGGTACAAGCCGCCACCCATTGGCGCGGTTAGTTTCTCCTCGTGCTCCATCCCTAATACGCACTCCTCAGCAATGAACTGGGCAATGCGATCCTGCTCCGTCTGATAGTCCTTGGAAGCGTCCCGCACAATCTCCGGGGGGTTCAACCCCTCCCGATACCAGTCCACCGCCCCCGCCACGAGCCAGGCCAAGACGCCTTCTCGCTCAGCGGCCAGTTTCTCAGTGATCTTATGATCTATAGGGTATTGGGCGATCCCTGCCTCTACCTCTTCAGCGGTGCCGAAGCGCGCTTCAAACGGGATGAGCATCAGGCGACTCCAGATGCCCACGTCCTGCCCTTTGATGACAGGCTTATGGTTAGTCAGCAGTTGCAGCTTGTGCGTGGGTTTGAAGTCGAAGAAATCGGCACGCATATAGCGCGCATTGAGCATATCGCCGCCAGTGGCTTGCTTCACGAAGCCTTCGCGCAAGAGGCCGCCTTCGCTGGTTTCATTCACCGTTACCATGCGCCGTCCTACCAAGTCGGCGATCTCGGTAGGGTGCCGGTCGTGACCGGCATCCATTAACAGCCCAGGGGCGGCCACGCCCGCATAGCGGCCAAGAACCCCCGAGATTAAGTCCAGCAACGTGCTTTTCCCGTTACGGCCCATCCCGTATAGCACGGCCAGCTTATGCTCACGCACCGAGCCGGTGGCACAGTAGCCGAACCAGCGTTGCAGGAAGTCACTGAGTGGCTGCTGGGCCTGCCCCTCTTCGCAGGTAATACGTGCCAGTGTCTTTTTAAAGACAAGCGCAGGAGCATCCGGCGTGTAGTTAACGGGAACGACCCGCGTCATGTAGTCCTCGGGGCGGTGCGCTTTGAGCGTTCCGGTGCGCAGGTCCACGGTGCCATTGGCACAGTTCAATAGCCAGGGGTCCGTGTCCAGCCGTTCCGCTTTCACGACCAACATACTTTTGGCCAGCGCCATCGCCGCCTCGACAGTGCTGCGCATTTCCGACTTCTTACCCCATGCATCCAGCGCAGCGGCGATCTTTGCGTTTTTGCTTTTCTCCTTCTCTGTGTCGGCGCGTTTGGTGCGCCATTGCTCCACTTCGCCACGAATGATTTTGGAGAGTTTTAACGTTAGCAGGCGTGCCGCATCCGTATCATGCGCCCAGTGGGTGCCTTCCCAGACGAACCAGCGCTCAGCAGACACCATGATCCGTTTGCCGTAGTGCTTGGCAATCCGCACTGCGTTCGCTTTGTCAGTGGTCAGGTACAGCGCTTCGGGCACGTCGTGCCGCTCAACGGCGAGCGTGGCAGGCGCGTCCGTGAGGTCCTCGAACATGGCTAGCATTTCCTCATCGGAATAGATTCCTATCTCGTGTAGAAACGCCGTTTGTGGCAGCCCTCGGCAATGGGCGTGCTGGCACACAAACGCGCCATTAGCATAGCCTCCGGTATGTGCGGGGTAATACACCGTGGCTGTAGGGTTAGAGGCTTGCGTATGCTGCGTAGCCAAGGGGCATTCGATAAAGAGTTCACCGGCCTTACCGCTCGATAAGATCATTCCGCGTTCTTCAAGGCGCACAGCCACAGGGTCGTTAGCCGCCGCAGCCATGAGCTTGTGTTGGCGGCTGGGTTTGCTTTCACTCTTGGCGCTTTCCAATATCGCTGCATCAATCTCCAGCAATACAGAATCCTCAAGAAGGCCTTTCACAAAGCCACTGCGCACTGGCACCGGATCGGTGACACCGGCTTCAAACACAGGGGCGGCGGTGTAGTGGATTTGCACCGTATTAAATACAGAAGCGTCTAGGGCTGGAGCGCAGGCAGTGGCCCAGGCTTTGAGCTGTGCGCTGGTGTACGGCGTATGTAGCCAGAACCATACATGGGCTTTTAGCTTCCCTGCGCACTCGCCCCGCCCCGCGCTACTGGATAACTGCCAATGGTAATCCGCACCTGCGAACCAGAACGGGAGATGTGCGTCGATGAACTCGCTGATACTCCCCACCGGATCGGTGACCGGATCAAGGCGCAGTGGCTCGAAGTTATCGATCTCAACGAGCATCCAGTGATGCGGGATATCCTCGTACAGCTCGGCAATGCGCCGTGCTTTTCCTTTCTGGAACTCTGTATCAAGCGCAGCGGCTTTGGCATCGCCCACATACACCCCACGAATCACACAGGCGTGCCGGTTATGCTCCAGCTCCGTGAGCAGGGCAGACAGCTCGCGACTATTGTTGAGCGGTCGTTGCTCCACCTCGAAGAACTTGGCGTTGTCGTAGGCTTTCACCGTGCCATCAGCGCACCATGTTTTGGCGAGGGTATTTACGGGGTGTTTTAGGATTGTGATAGAATCATTCTTCATCAGTATTCTCCTTTATTCAGGGCGAGTTGAGGTCACCCCCTCAGCCCGCCCTTTTTTAACTGCGGGGGTGGTTTAGCGATGCGAGGGTCACTCCTTACTAATTAAGGAGTACGGCCAGACAGACAGCCGCAGGTGTTAGCTGAAGCGGCGATAAGTAACCCCCCTGACCTTTTGGGCAGCCTGTTCCATCTGAGGGCCGAGGGCCTTCTCTATAGGGCCAACGCCGCCGTGCAGGCCATCTAGCAAACGGTCGTAAAGCGCCCCGCTCATCTGCCTAGCCCCAAGCCATGCTAGGGCTTGCGGAACCTTGTTGGTGAATACCGTTTCATGCAGCGACTTGAATTGGCTGCACAGAATCCAAATGGCATAAAGCACATCGTCATTCACCATTGTTCCGGTAGTGGAATAGCTCCCCGTCTTGCGGATCGAGGGAAGGACTTCCAACACATCCAGCACCCAACGGCGAAACGCGGCGGCCACTGGAGTACGGGCAAACATCGCCACCAGATGACAGCCGCGAGGGCTGAAGAGTCGGACAGGTTTTTCAGAGTTGCCGCTTCCAAACCCCTTGACGGTCAAATTGACCACCAAGGACATTTGATAGGTGAACTCGTCAGTATGGCGCGAGTAGATGCGCAAGACAGCGCTGGTGTCTTTGTAACCAAGCGCTCGGGCTAGATCGGCAGCCGTCAAGTGAGGAACACCGTCACGATCAATGATGGGAAGGGATTTGCCGGAAAAACACACGGCAGCAGGTAACTGCGTCATAAAACGTCTCCTGTTTCATGAGATGACCACGGGGAGACGTTTTTACGCGCCGCACCCGTAGGTGTCGGGAGGTTAAAAACCGGAATCAGACGGCGGGCAGCTTTCCCCTTTGCAGGGTGTTGTATCGCTGCCGCCCTCCCGACGTAAAAACGTGCAGGCGTAAAAAAACCGCATGGGTTTCGGGTGCGGTGACCGCTGTTTCCGGAGTTTTTGATCTCCTTACCGGCGACGGTACCGCAGCGGTGCATGTGGGTCAAGCTCACGACACAGTCCGTGACTGTCGGCCAGTACTCATTGCGCGCCCTGTTCTACCGTAAGCCCATCCGTCCCGAGCGCCGTTGGCATCGGACGTACGCTGAATGGGAAGCCGCTGCGGAGCAACACTTCAAACGCCTCAATGACCAGGGCATCAGGACCGTCAAGGCCGAGATACGATCCACTGACTTCGTTGCCTGGTGCCGGAGGACCGGCCGCAATATCGATAATAAGGCGCTTGTTGCCCTCGCCAACGAGGCTGCCTACAGGGTCATCAAAGGGAGCCACTGAGATATACATAACAACCTTTCCTCTTACGGTCATTCATACGGGTCAAGCTCACGGTGTTATCGCTTGCTTTCATTCTTGATTCCTTGAGGGCTTTTTAAGTCCCTTCAAATAAAGCACCACGCCTTCTCCAAGAGGCGAATGCCCATTCTTGGCCCGTAACAGATAAGCGTCCTTTAGTGCTTGTTTTGCAGCGTGTTCTACCGCTTCATCAACACAAGCCAGTCCATAGATTCGTGCGTATCGCTCAAACATTTTTCGATCAGCAGGGCTTAGATCAATTTCCACAGGGCCTCCAAAGGGCCTGGTTAGGCACTTCAAGCCGCGTCTGTTTGCCGCTTATCATTCTTTATCGCGGCAGTGGCTACCGATAACGCCAGTTCACGAACTAACGCCGCCGGTTGCATCCCGTTGTATTGAGCCAACGCATTGATCAATTCGCGCTCGGCATCGTTAAAACGCACCTTCACTGGGTGGCTACGAATGTGGGTCGGATCGGCATACATAGATTCATTACCAATGGGTTATTCAATGTCATTGAAAAGATCGAGGACAGCGCATCGAAATTGGGTTGGAGCCAACCTGCCGGTAGAATTGGTGTTTCCAATCAACCAAATCACTACCGGAGATCGGCATGGAAGAAAAAGTATTCGTTGTAGTAATGCATACGAATGTAGCCTTGAGCCAATTTATCATCGGGAAATTTCGCCCCCAAGATGGCCGTTTTGGCAGCCGCGCGTTTTGGATTTGCACGCACGTGGACATGGAAAACCACTACCTTTCAGTAGTTCTAGAAGGCCAACCCCCGCCCGGAGAAATTCAAACCCAGCCAACCGTTTTCCACATTCCACACAGTGCGGTTGTTTGTGTAATCGAAACCACCAGAGACGCACTACCTTTGGTAATCGGGAAAGAAAAGAAGTTGAAAACTCAGGTTTAGGCTGCATCGGACACCTCG